AGCATTCTTTTGTCCATATTCGATGTATTCCTCAACAGTCCAACGAAACTCTCTTAATTCATCAGATTTTAACAGTCTTTTTGCTTCTTCGAGTGTGATTTCATTGTTTTTAGCGAATCGGTTGTACCATTTGAGAATATCTGCTTCAATAGCTCGCATTGTTTGAATATACGCTTTTTCTAAGTCCCTGTAATACGATTCAGCTTTTCGAGTTTGTGCATCTTCCAGTAATTCAAAGCGTTTACGCCAATATTCCCTACTCTTGGTCATCTACTCCACCGCCATTCAGCTGGTTGAATGTAGTGTTGTAGTTATCAAACAATTCCATTTCCTTTTGTCGTTCTTCTTCAATTCGGGCCATTTCTTGGGTCACATCTTTAACCCAAGGATGATTTTCAAGGATCGTTGTTTGAGAAATGATACCTTGCGATTTTTGAGCCATGTCAATAATTTCAGACTCATTTGTAAGTAACATTTTGTTGAATGTGAATGTGATATCACGATAATCAAACTCACCAAGGGTTGCCTGTCTTACATATTCTCCGATAAACCACATAAACTCTCGTAAAGCTAAAGTGAATTTGCGTTCGAGAATACTTGCTTTCATGTCTAGTAAAGAATAAAGGTTCGTTAACGCTACACCAGATGGAGCGTTACCAATAATATCTGGGGAAGGATTAACACCTTGACCAAACGCGTAGATATTCTCTTTTAAGATGTCAATTTGTGTTTTATATGAATCCACTGGCACTTCTGCCCGAATCGTTTTAACGTTCCCATCTTCATCTAACTTGACTGCTTTATACCGTTTTAAATTGGTTACAAACTCCCCTAAATCTTCACCATCGTATCCAATTAAAGCCCAAATTAATGATTGCATATCTGATAATGTATTCTGCGCATCAGAAACTAGTAAATCATAAGCATCGATGATAGATTTGTAAAAATGTAAATCGCTTAATTCCTCTTCGTTGTTGGCAAATTTGATGAATGGTACGCGTCCCCATGACTTCCATTCTGTACCTTCTACGTCTGTGAAATGCGGCGCTGGATTCACTTCAACAGTTGCATCTAAATAAATCTGTCCGTTAATCATTTCGTAGTAGGTCACATCATCAGCTGTCCATAACTCTAACTTTGTAACACTATCATCGAGTTGATAGAATCGAATAGCAGCAACCAACTTTTTACGTTTCGAATAGTCGTAAATCGGAATTAATTGCTCCGCTGGAATTATCATGTAATCAAATTCGCCTTCTTCATTCACGAAAGGATGTAGCCATTCTAAACCTTTGTTGCTTGCACCCTTGATTAATTCAGGTATTGTATCTTCCCAACGTTCACCAATTAATTCTTGCAATAAATCAAGTTGTTTTTGATTATCACTTCGACTACCAAAGACCATTGGTTCACCGACTAAGTAAGCTGTCTTTTGGTCTACCAAGATTTTATGAAATCCCGAAACTACCTTTTCGTTAGTCGCTTCAGTGTCAATGACTTTCGTTCCATCTACATAAGCATAAATCTGTCGTTTTAGAATATCAGATTCACCTGTATAATATCGAACACCTTCAAGCATTTTGGCTGTGTCGAATGAATCATAAAGTTCTTTGATAATATCAGTAGTTTTCGGGCTTCTTTCGTTAATCAACTGTATAAGTTTTTCCGTTTCGGTAGGCGTGGCTGGATACACAGTGGCACCCCCTTATTTAAGTATGCTAATAGAAGATTTCTTGAATATAACTGTATTTACAAAATAACGATCACTATCCATATGGTGATCGTTTTCTTTTACAGGCTTATCTTCGCCTCGATTCGCTGCTTTTTCATCCCAGATGTATGAAGCAAATTCACGTCTTGTATGAGCACAACAATCGTTATATTTAATTAAACCTTCGTCTAAAGCTGTGGCAACGTTTCTAATGCCATTTAACACATCATTGTTTGCATCTTTGACTCTAAATCCATCAGCTTTTAATTGTGCTTTAAACGATGCAGCAGACGGGTCCAAAATGACAGCTTTTATCGGTAAATCGCCAACAAACTTTTGTAAATCTCTACTATACTCAGGATCAGTTTTTTGTTTACTTGTTTCTCTACCACTATGGTGATATTCTTTCACTTTGTACCAAATCCCATTATAAAAACCCCACAATCCAAATGCTGTAGGGTTTTGAGTTCCATAGTCTATAGAAACATAATATTTTGTGTAAGGTCTGTCCTCGGTTTTTACAACATGTTTCTTTTCGTCAAACATGTCGTATATGATTCCTTCAGCCAGCACCCATAAACCCAGGATAAATCGTTTGTAGAAAATGCCACTATACATACGTCTGTAACGCTCTTTAACCTTTTCAGAAAGCGAAAGGTTGTCGTCCATTGTAAAGTGAAGATGGAGCATATTCTTTTCTTCTAATTTGTCTAAGTATTCAACCTTAAACCAGTGATACGGACCCTCAGGGTTACAGTTAAACCACAATTTCGACCCCTCAACCGAACATCTTGCTGTCGCTTGGTTAACAAATGATTGAGGCATTAAGGCAACTTCGTCAAAGAACATTCCGGCAAGCGTAATCCCTTGAATGAGGTCTTGTGATGATTCGTCTTTTCCGCCGAACAGATAAAAATAATTCGTTTTACCACGAAAGGAAATGGATAAATAGTTATCTGCTCGATGGTCTTTAACTTTATACCCTCTCGACTTGAGCATCCGTTTCAGCGGTGTAATGACGTTTCGGCGCAATGCTCCAATCGTCTTTCCGGCCATTCCCAGATTTTCGTCCTGGAATGTTTCCATTGCCCACATCACATAGGAAAGGGACATGACTATGGTTTTTCCGGCACGCACGGATCCATCACAAATAATTCCGTCTTTATCTCTAACCGGTGAATCTTTTCTCCACCAGGTTAAAACTTGTATTTGTTTTTTAGAAAATGGCTTAAATTTGAATGGAGCTGGCTTCTTATTCTTCATTGTAATCGCTCCAAACCTCGGCTGCTTTGCCATCTAATGCTTCTATGAATCCATCATCTTCATAATCGTTGTTATCTTCTCCATTAATTTTGACAATTTCCGCTTTCGTTTTCTCGACATCAAGCTGCATTTTCTCAAGCTTCAGTCTGCGCTCATCTTCCTCATGAGCAAGTTCATTGAATTGCTTAATCAAAGATCGCAACTCGCTCATCGCTCTCGATTGAGCGTTGAGGAATTGCGCTTGTCGTTCCCATGCGAATTGGAATTCGTATTCGATTTCTTCGCCATCTTCATACACTTTGTGCTTTTTCAATTCTTTAATCATTTCATCCTTGCTTTCAACGTGCATAATTGATTGAGCGCGAATGATAGCAGCATACTGGATCATGATTTGGTCCCAAATAAGGTCAGCTGGGCTTTTTTCTTCTAACATTCCCATAAGTTCTAAAGTCTCTTGTGGAATGTATTTCGAAAACAGCCCGTGCTTTACGGCATTTTGGTTGCCTTTCGGAGCAGCGCCGCCTTTGTTTCCTTTTGCATTTTGGTTGCCTTTCGGTGCTCCTCTGTTTCTTGTTGTGTGCACACTTTCTTCTTTTGTATGCACACCATCACGAGACCATTTATAACGAGTCTTCCATGACTTAACAGTGTTTATCGTAACGCCATATTTTTCGGCGATTTCCTTGTATTTCATGCCTTTCAAGTAATCTTGATAGGCTAGGTCTTTTTTGTCGGCCACTACATATCACCCACCTCCGTTTTGTGTTTGTTTTGTATCTTTCAACTTACCACCCCATTACGCTAATCGCTTTCCATTAGTCTAGTAACGCTCTAACCTTGCCGCCACAAGCAACGCATGTCTTTTTGTATGTCGTTGTTGTCCTGGTAGGTTGTTGTTTGTCAGTTGTTCGCTTTTCAATCGTTCCTGGCCTTCCGCATTTTTCGCATTTGATTGTGTATTGCATAACTCTCACCTCGCAAAAAAAGAAAAAGCAACCGGAATACCCGGCTGCTTGATTGTTTGATTTACACACCCTCATTGATCTTTTTGGGATTTCCGCAAATTCATCGAATCTTGTCATTTAGCGAATTTTTATTTTTGGGGTAAAAATAGTAGCAAAACGAAACTTATATTTTATTGATTTAATTAGGGTAATGATGCACCGAAGCGGTTTTCCACGCCGCCCCGGTCCTACCTCATATTGTACTGGTAAAAAATTCATTAATTCAAATTCATTCGGTTTTGTCTGAATTGTCTATTTTGTCTTGATTAATTAATCGAATTGATCTAGTTCGCCATATAACAAAAACGTTTCCATTTGTTCATTTTCTCTTAATTGTCTAATAATCTCCTTTTTTTGCTCATGCACTTTATCTTTTGAAATGCCGAGATGTAACCCGATTTCCCGGTAAGTCATGCCCTCTAATAAACAATCGTAAATCACTTTCTGAACTTCCGTTTCAAGCACGTCTACTAATGTTTCTAGTAAAAATACCTCAGCTTCATAGCGTTCTAGTCGTCTAACCCTTCTTTCATCAAGTGACTCAATTCTTTCCAGTTCCTCTTTACTTTTGCCCTTTGAACCTTTTGGTAATGTTGCTTCAATTCCGTATTGAGCAACGCCCCAACTGTGCATTGGAATGTGGTAACCATATATGATTGATTGAAGTCTTTTTACTTCATTTTTCATCCATTTGTAATCTTTAATCATTTGATT